GTGGGAGAGTGAGAGCGCTGAGCGCGGCGGTATTCTCACCGAAGCACCCGCCACCAAGAAGGAAACCAAGATGGGTGGTGACCACGACGGCGGTGACGCCTTCATGCACTGGGCGCGCACCGGCCACAGCAATTCGTACACCAAGAGCAACCTCAAGGCGGCGCTGCAAGAAGGCACAGCCACCGAGGGCGGTGTGCTGGTGCCTCAGGGCTTGCATGAGACTATCATTGCCAAGCGCGATGACCTCAGCGTGGCTCGCGCAGCTGGAGCAATGGTCATCCAGACCACCGTGGACAGTGTGCAAGTACCATCCGAAAACGCGACGGGCGGATTTGCACTCACGGCTGAAGAAGGTGCAGCCAACCAGTCTGAGCCGACCTTCACCAGCAACGCCATTCAGGTGTACAAGTTCACCAACCTCACCAAGGTTAGTGACGAGTTACTCGCTGACGAAAAAACCAACCTCGAAGGGTTCCTCGGGGACATGTGGGCGCGTTCAGCTGCTGACGTTGAAAATGAGTACTTCCTGAAGGGCACGGGCTCATCGCAGCCGCAGGGTGTCCTTGTTGGTGGGACAGCAGCGCTGACCCTCAACAGTGCAACGACCATCGTGGCCAGTGAAATACCTGAGCTGTTTTTCCTGCTGCCAGGCGCATATGCACAGGAAGGCGACGCAGTTGCTTGGGCTACAAACCAGTCCACCCTAGCAGTAATCCGTGGTTTGACTGGTGACAACTTCATGTTCATGCCGACCCCAATGGGCGAAGGAACGCGTGGAGCTGGACAGGTGTTGTACGGCGCACCGGTGTATACATCCAGCCAGATACTCGCGATGGCTTCTGGTCGGTCTGTAATCGTGGTCGGGAATTGGAAATACTACGGCATCGTCGAGCGCAACGAAATCGTGGTCAGCCGTAACCCATATCTGTTCCAAAACACTGGGCAAATTGGGTACTATGTGAACATAAGATTTGGCGGAGCTGTGCTGCAGGCTGAGGCTTTTCAGTACGCACAGAATGCCTAAAACTTAGGCGAAACAGATGGTATATGGGTGGGGTGTAAAAGCCCCACCCACTAACGGAGGCAACATGAAAACAATAAAAGCACTTACCTCCTTTGGAGGCCCAGATGCAGGCAGAAAAAACAAGCTGGTGATGATGCGTGAAGGTGATGTGCAGGATGTCAGCGACGAGTTCGCCAAAGAGGTGATAAGAGCAGGGCAGGCTGAAACAGCCAAATCCAAGCCAAAAGCGAGGGCGGCGCAGAGTGGCACTAGTATCAACGACTGATGTCAAAACCTATCTGGGCATTTCCTCCTCCGGAGATGATGCCCTCATAGGCGATTTGATATCAGCGGCCCAGTCCATTATAGAGGATTACACGCACCGCGTGTTCGATGCGAGCAGCACGGCGACAAAAAAGTTCGATGCTAGAAGTGACGTGTCTGGTCGCAGTCTCTATTTCGGAGAAGGCCTAGAGGCGGCTGCTATAACATCAGTAACGAACGGGGATGGAACATCCCTGACAGCGGATACTGATTACATATATCTGCCTCGTAATGCTGCGCCGTACTATGGATTGACTATGTTGAGCTCCAGTAGCAACTACTGGCAATCTGACAGTAGTGGGAACAATGAGAATGCCATATCCATTGTGGCCAATTGGGGCTACTCTACCAGTGCCCCCAATAGCATAGTCATGGCCGCTAAACGGTTGAGTGCGTTCCTGTATCGGCAACGTGATACAAGCTCAGACGTGGACAGGCCGCTCATAGTAGATGGAGTGACCATCTTGCCGAGCAGTATACCTTCTGACGTGAGGCGAATGCTTGACCCATTCGTGATGAATACCCTCTGATGGCAAGCAACCTTCGTTTGGTCAATGACGCTATCGCAAATCTCAGCGTGTCGTATACGGCAGAGGCCGGTGGCACAATAACTCCCACAGGAACAGATATCAACGAGATACCAACGAGTGTAGGAGCGGCTGACGCTCCTATCAGACTGGTGGGCGTGACAACCGAGGGCGGTAACACGGACACGATGGACTTCTCAGCCACAACTACCAACGTGGAATATACCCATTCAATAGTTGAGCTGTGCCTCATCGAGAATGTAGGACTGAGTAGACGCATGGATGAGCTGCCTGACCAACAACGTTATTCAGACGCAATCTTGGGCGCGTTGGTGAGCAATCGGGGCATATACACGAATTGCGATATCACGGGCGCAGCCGCAACGCGGAGAGTATATGAGTGGCCTCCAGGGTCAGGTGAGTTCTGGTATGGAGTGCTCACGACCATGGCTGTTAGAGAGGTTGCCGGATGAGGTCGAGAGCGGGTGTTGGGGCAGCAGTCTCCTCCTTGCTGTTGCCTCAACAAGGGTTCACGAAGGGTTCACGGAGGTGAATATGGATAGTTACGTTTTGCTGCGCAACCTGATACGAGAGGATGGGAGCGTGGTACCAGCGGGAAAGCCGGTGCCTGCCGACTTGAGTGAAGAGGCGCTGGAGCAGATGCTGGAGAAGGGCACAGTGCGGAAAAAGCGGGTGTACAAACCCGCGCCAAAAAAAAGTGAGACAGGAGACTAGAAATGGCAGTTTACACAGGGCGAGAATTGGTTGCGATCATCAACAGTAACACGCTGACGCATGTTCGGAGCGCGACCATCAACCACACAATCGACACGGTGGAATCAACCGCTGCTGGCGGTACGGTCAAGCAGTACATGACCACCACCAAAGATTGGACTGGTTCCATCGAAGTCCTCCATGATGGAGCCACCGACCTTTTTGACACCGAGATTTTGCCTGGCACAGAGGGCGATATTGACCTGCGCCCAGAGGGTACAGGTGGAGGTGAGCTGAAACTATCGGGCAACTGTATCGTTACAAGCGTTGACTTTGGCATACCTTATGACGGTATGGTAACGGTATCAATCGGCGTACAGGGTGACGGCGCGTTGACGGTTGGCACGCAGTAATGCCCAAATTCGAAAACGTGGAGCTTGGCGTTGACGTCGAAATTGTAGAACTGACTCAACGTCAAGCTGTACCCTATTGGAAGGCGCTCCAAGAGATGAACGGCGCGACTGGGCCTGAGCAGTGGCATGCGGTATTGAAAGCCGCTGTGGAAGGAAAGTGGTTTGAGGATAAGAAAATTGACCCACTGGATTTCACTCCTGCGCAGGCGCGTTGGTTGGCCGAGGAGTTGGCAACCCATCTCTTGGAGGAGAGCCAAATCCCAAATCCCTAGTGCTGGCTGCCGCCGATTATGCCGAGGGCTGTGGCAACGGCGGTATGCCGGCTGAATTGGATTTGGCTTTACAGTGCGACCAGTGGGGTGCGCTACCGGAGAGTGGAGGATTGTTAGACCAACCTTTGGGGCTGGTTGCTAGGATGGGAGCAGCGTTGAACGTATATCGTGCGGTGAGTTCCTCCGTGCACAGAGGCAAGATGAATTTGGTCGATTGGAGCAATCAAAATCCGACTGCTTGGAAGGTGTTAGCAACAGTGGAGAAAATGAGACGTGGCTAGCCAAAAAGTCAACCTAGTAATTCAGGCCCAAGACAAGGCCAGCGGTAAAATCAACAAGGTCAATAAGTCTGTAGCAAACATGGGCACTGCTAGCAAAAAGACAGGCGCATCCCTCTCGGCTATGGGAGGGAAAGTGATGGGTGCAGTTGCCGCACTTGCAGGTCTGGTTGCTGGGATGAAAAAAGTGGTTGGTTTGGCGATGGAGCAAGAGAAGGCCGAGGTGCGCCTGGCTGGAGTTGTAAGAGCTACGGGTGGCGCTGCGGGCTACACATCGCAGCAACTCTATGACATGGCCGCAGCGTTTCAAAAGACCACCAGCATGGGCGACGAGATGGTGATGGGCGGTCAGGCCATCCTGCTCACCTTCAAGAATATCCGCGGCGAGGCTTTCGAGCGCACGATGAAATCCGCGCTTGACATGGCCGCGGTAATGGGCACAGACGTCAAGGCAGCTGCGCTACAACTGGGCAAAGCCCTGAATGACCCCAAAACGGGGCTGACGATGCTGACGCGTGTCGGAATTGTTTTCACCGATGAGCAAAAGAAAGTCATTCTCGCGCTACAAGAGACGGGCGATGTGGCTGGCGCGCAGGCCGTAATTCTAGCGGAGATTGAAAGCCAGATGGGCGGCGTTGCTGAAGCACTGGGAGATACTTTCAGCGGCAGTATGCAGAAAGCAGGAGCTGCTGTTGGTGACTTGGGGGAGCAAATTGGATTTTACCTCGCTCCGACACTGCGCATTCTAGCTGACGCCACTGTGGTGGCCGCAGAGGAAACGGGTAATTTTTTCTCTGCTCTTTCGAACGCACGCGACGGAATACAGGCGTCAGTACAGGCCGAGATTGCGCTTGACAAAGCGGTACGAGATGGCACGATTTCACGCGCAAGAGCCAACGAGCTTATCAGCAAAGCTACGTGGACAAGCTATACGTTCCGCGAAGCGCTTGATGAGGCAAACGTCTCACTGAGGGAAGCAGGCACGCAGTGGGCAAAAATCCCCACCGTGGCAGAGGAAGCTGACAGGGCAATGTTGGGGTCAATCGATGCCCACAAGGGGCTGGCGACTGCCGCGAAAGAAGTTGAAGAGGCGTTTGCCAACGTGGGGCTGGAGCTAAAGAACCGGCTCAACGTTGCACTGGGCAAGACCTCTCAAGAGATTGTCGACATGCAGGGAGAGGCCGATGCTTTGGCTGCTGACCTCAAAATCGTGTGGGATGAGGCCAAGGCCGCGGAGTGGGTTGCACTCAGCGTGGAAATTGACCAAGTGACGCAGGCGTTCAAGGATGCTGCGGAGGCAAACAAGGAGTGGCTCGAAACAATAGATGCGCAGACCGAAAGTGCTGACCGCACCAAGCTGATAATGGCCGGCAAAATCGATGCCCAAGTCAAGCACACAAAGGCAGTTGAAGACGATACCGAGGCAGTTGATAAATGGATTGATTACGAGAATGACGTTGCGATTGCGTTGGGCGATACTACGCAAGACATAGTTGCTGCAAGGTCAGAGTTGGAGAGGCTACGCGCTGAGGTGGATAGCGGCTCTGTCGCATTGGCCGATAACCAAGACAGGATGATGGAGCTGGAAACCTCTATTGATAGCATGACCAAGGCTCTCAGCAAGAACAAAAGAGGTATTCAGGACAATACAGCGGCACTATCGGAGAATGCTGCAAAAACAGAGCGGGCCACGCAAATCAAAGATGAGTTCGCGATTGTTTCAGGTTCCGCTACCGCCGAAACCATTGCCCTCAGCCACAGGATACGTGAGGCTACCGCGGCGTTCGAGAGGGAAGGCGAGGCCAGTGGTTTTACTGCTCGACAAATCGCCTTCATGACGTGGGAACTGGACAGCATGAACAGCACGTTGCGCACGTCCAGAGCCAATATGGGTGCCGCGGCTATGGCGACCTATGCTTGGCGAGATAGTCTGAACGCAGCTGAGTTGCAGGCATACAATACCGCAGCCGCCGCCGCAGCCGCCGCAGCCGCCGCGTCAAGCGGCACGTATGGGGGCAGCTATGGTGGAGCGGGTGGGGGTGGTCTGCCCTCCATAGACCAGATGCGGGAGGAACTTGCGAAGGCAGATTTGGGCGGAGAGGGTTGGCGGGGAAGTGGCTGGATGGGCAAGACACCGGAGGATGTCTTTGCGGAGTGGATGCGCCTCACGGGTCGCAGCGATAGTTTTGACCCTGGCGCATATTCAGAGCACACTGGCGATGAGGATGTGCAGATGCCCGATACATCGCTGGATCAAAAGAAGCAAGACCTGATGGCAGACCTAAGCACCAGTGATGAATCCGATAACGACACGCTGAAAGATTGGATGGTGCCTCACCTTAAGGATTTGGGCGTTGATGATGATTATCTTGAGAGCCACGGTTGGTACATCCCTGCCGACCAGAGAAACAAATTGGCCCAACACGGGTGGCGGGGTATTGTGCCGAGCGGATACCCCAACGACAGTTACACGATAGGCGCAACGAGTGGAGAATATGTTTCAGTCACCCCTCAACATATGATGCGAGGTAGGGGTGGCGGGATGTCTATCAATACCATCAACGTATACGGGGTACAAACCGAGAGCCAGCTGTATGGCGCGGTGGTCAAGGCCGCGAAGCAACGCGGGAGAGAGTTTGCCAAGGTGATGTAATGCCAACCGCCACTTGGACACTGGAGATGGAGGGTATAGTTACAGCAGGCACATATACAGACATTTCCAGCTATATGCAAAGCGCGAATTGGTCGATGGGGTATAGTGCCCCATATGAGCCTCTCGCACGGGAGAGCACCCTCTCCGTTGTTCTAGACAACAGTGACCAGAGGTTCAGCCCAGAATATACCAGCGGTACATATTATGGCAAACTGTTGCCTGGAAAACTCATCAGACTGAAGTCTACAGACCCCGCCGACAGCACGGTGCGCACCATGTTCATAGGGTGGGTTGGTTCCATTAGGCCGACTGCCGGATTGTCTCCGGATACCTGCGAGATACAAGCGCAAGGGTGGATGAGCCGTGCCATGACCGCTGAGACCTCTATCACAGTGATGGAGAACGCTACCGCTGACGCAGTGATAGACAAATTGCTTGAGACCTCGCGTGTCTATCCCCCAGGCACTTCAGCGTGGTTCCTCGGAGTAGTGGGCCAGAGTGAATTGGATGAGACAACCCGATTGGGGGATATAGAGACAATTTTCAAAAGCGAGACAGGCGTGTCCACTTTCCTCTTTGCGGGAGACAATTGGACAGACAACACAACCCTTTGGGGAGCGTGCCAAGATACCTGCGGGAGGGAGTATGGGCGCATGTGGCAGGCACGTGATGGGGTACTATACTTCAACAACCGGCACCACATTATCAAGGATGTAACTACTGATTTCACCTTCACCAACACAATGAGTGACATGCAATATGAATATGGCGACCCGGCCGATATGGCCCATGTCGTGAAAGTGAAAG